ACTTATTGAAAGACTTCAAGCGAATTATGATAAACAATACCCACAATTAGAAGGACAAAACTATCATGATCCTGTAAGATTTGAAGTTAAAAGAGGACGTAAATTCCTTAAGGTGATACAAACTAAGGGAGGAGTTCATGCCTTTATAGATAAGAAAACTGGTGACGTATTTAAACCCGCTAGTTGGAACAAACCTGCACAACATGTTAGATACAATTTACTTGATAATCGTTCAAGAACTGTATGTTTTGAAAGATGTGATTGGGCAGGAGGATATTTATACTTAAGATGAAAACTACTACCACTGAAACTATCTCTTTATCTGATAAAGTTGAAGAGAAAGTATTATCTAAGAATCAAACGTTTGGTATTTTTCCACAGGCAGTTTCCTGTTTTGAAATACCTAAACACGAAAGATTGAAACAAGATATACTCAAATGGATGTCTAATCATGATATACAAACTGAACATAACCGTAGGATGATTTCCCACAATGTTGTTACTATTGGACAAGATAATCAATTACTAAATGATCTTCCACATCTAAAAGATGCACTCACTAAATTAGTACAACAACATAATGATTCAGCATTTAGTTATCAATCAAGATTAGACCTTTCTGAGTCATACTTAGAACTTGCAAATGAAGGAGCAATTTATGCACCTCACGAACACGCAAATTCAGTTTATAGTGGTATTTACTTTGTAAATTATCAACCTAATGCACACTCACCCATCAAATTTAGGAGGCATATTCAATCAACTTTTTATCCAACATTAGCAGTGCCATGTAGTAAAGAATCGATCTTTAATCAACCCGAATGTTATGTACCACACAATGAAGGTACAGTTGTTATTTTTCCCTCTAATTTGACTAATGGTTATGAATCAAACTCTTCAGGAGAACGTATTACTTTATCGTTCAATGTTGCACCCATTTAGTATTAACAACTGTAGCGCATGTTTTCCACACTTTTTTCCACAATCTTTCCACAATTAGCGTATTATTTAAATGGTTAAAAAAACATATGTTTGTGTTACATAAAGAGAGTTAATTGTCTGATTTGTTGTTACCTCTAACTGTAAGCAATCGTCACCGATTTGTCAACACATAGGGGTCACTTCATAAACATACACAACCCTCTTGACTTTCTCCCCAAAGTAACATAAACTATGTTCAGAGTTCAGGTTAAACAACATCACCTAATTTCCAATGGGCAGAACTTACAAAAAGAATGATCTTCACAGATCACGAAGACCAAAAAGTATCAGAGAGAAACGTAACTATTCCAACCGCAAATCACGTCTCTCCGATGATAACTATTCTGACCAAAATGTAACTCGAAAGAGTAAACATCAAAAACCAATTGAGTACACTGATGATGAATGAAACTGACTGGATTGATGAAATCCTCAATGACACTTTTGACCAGGATTGTTCCCCCGAAAGTGTTACTTATGACGACAATGATTTGCCCTCTTTTGATCACACTTACCAAGGAGATTTAACATGACAAAAGTTATTACTTTGGAGACAAATCCCCCAGTTAATGTTAAAATATGGGAACAACGTAATAAACACTTTTGGAGGTACGATTACGAGGGATGTAATAAGAATGGTCCGTTTAGATCTTATCAACAAGCATTCAACGATTCACTCCACTATTCATCACAATCAAAATGACAATTGCACTCCCTACAAAGTTAGAAACCCTACTGGATTCTTTCGACAAAGGTATACTTAACCCTGACGATGAGTTAGAGTTAGTACAATGGTTAATTGACACAGGTTTGTGTGAAGAACTCACACAATATCAACGCTTATGTGATTACTATGTGTTAGAGGGTTTGTGTTATGATGTAGGGGAGGATTAGGTGCACTAAGTTATATCGCTATTTAAAAAGTACCGTCTTTTGTAATCTATAAAAGTATAGGATCGACTTTGAGAAAAAGAAATATAAAAAATTTTCACAAGTATAATTCCTCCCGTAGGGTTCGCGTAACTGTATGGGAGGAATTTTCATATGTTATTATAACTAGTAGAGAATTATTGGTTATGTTATATGAATCGCTCGGAAAAATTATCCGCACTAAAATTAAAATTCGCAGACCTAATCGATAAACCTTGGCCAGGAAGAAGATACCCAGGGTGTTACGATGTTCTACAAAAATATTACGCAAAATATTATCCTACCCCAAGGCAATTGCAAGACTTCTCTCTGAAGAAGATATACAGTTTTAAGGAAGAAGCAATTAATGATGAGGGAGGAGTATGGGCATGGAGAAGTCCATGGGGAGACATGCTTAACTTCGATGATATGAAGGAGCATGACCTAATGTTATTCCGAGTATACACTGACCCGTTATATGGGAGTTATTCCGTTCCTGTGGACAGAGCACCCAATCATGGGGGTGTTTACCTCGGAGATGGATTTGTCTTACACCAACTGTATAAGAAACAATCTACAGTGGATGATTTATTAAAACGTGGAAACGAAATATATCAGACTGCTTGTGTAGGTGGACTTCGTGAGAATTCTACATAGGACAGATACATTGGTACTATAATGATATGAAACGATATGTCTTAGATGTTAAGTCTACAGATGATGGAGAATTATATGTGGAATTACCTGATGACCTTACAGAAGCATTAGGGTGGACAGAAGGGGATACCTTAGAGTATAATGAGGACGAATACGGCACGTTGAATTTAGAAAAAATCGATGATTGATCAAGTATTTCCTCAAAGTAAAGAGAGAGATGATCGCAACTATAAGCAGGAAGTTCATAACCAGCAGATATGGGAAAACCTTATGTCAGCGGTACAGGACGATGGTTCTGAGTATAGTAATGATCCGAAGGATTCCGTTTGTCCTCATTGTGGCAAGTCTGGGGAAGCATGTAGTAACCCTACAGACATTGGCAGGAAATGGGAACAAATGAAGTGTCGGGAAAAATCGCGTTTAATGAAATGACAGATGCACTAGACCACCAAGAAGACTTCCAAGACTTTATAAGTGCTGAGGAAGCAATAAACCAAATGAATACTAACTTTAAGATGATTGCTGAAGGTCTAGAAAATTTGGCGAAACGTCTTAATATTCTCGAAGATGCATTACAAAAAATGCCGCCCCCTGGTGCTGACGGTATTCAATTTAAACCACCAGGAGAAGATGAGTATAAAAATTTGGCGGAAACCTTCAAAGATCTCTATGACCGAATAAATACTATCGAGACTGTTGTTGGAATTTAAGTGCCAGCCTATATCCTTGAAACGGGACGTTCCTATCGTAACCCAATTGAATCTCGTGACTTCCAGAAAGTTTGGAATGGTTACGAAGGAGTCCCCGATGGTTACCAAATAGAATTCTATGATGAAGGACCAGGTTCCCTTCCTCTAGGGAAGGATAATGTCCATTATATTGGTGACGAAGAAGAAATTAAATTTGGTAAGGATAGACGACCCATATATCGATTCTATCGTGGGGGTGAGGCACCACGTGGCGACCACACCTACATCTATGAGAGTAGAGTACGTAAAGAAGACTTTCCTGGTGAAGCAAATAAAGGAAAGATCATAAAAGCATATAATCCCGAACCTAGACGTAATACTCCTATCTTCTGGATGCTAGAAGAACCAGGTACAGATGGAGCAATTGCGTTTTATCGTCACTATAGAGCAGACACCGCTGATACTAAGATCACTAGTAATCAGAACGAATCAAACTATACCAATACTGGTGTCATTGGTTACATGCCTATAGGTGAATCAGACGCAACAAAGTATGGTGATGACTATGCACCACTATATCATTACTATAGTACAAGGCATTCAGACAATTTTTACTCTCACTTACCAAATACTGAGGTTAATTTAAGTGGTAGTCCTATTCCACCATCAGATGCAATGGGTGGAGACTACGTTTATCAAGGAGTTATTGGTTATGTTTATAGAAATGCCCACCCGACGACTGGTGTAAAGGCATCTTTTGCTTCAGATGGTAATTCTATTATTGTTGGTGGTACTGGAGGTGGTGAATTAGCAATTCAATTGCAATGGAATGACAATCCAAGCACTGCTGGTACTGCTGTAGACACAGTTGCAGTCGGTGGAGTCACATTAACTCGTTCTGGAAGACGTGGACAAGAGACAAAACGCTTTCAAATCTCCGAAGGAACGTATCCAGTCACATTTACTGGGTTACATGGAGCAAATAGTCCAATAAATGTGGTTGATAGTGGAAAAAGATTGTGTCTAAAGGACGGACATGGTGGAGATTGTAACGCAAATGTAACAATATTGTCTGTAGACATCGCAAATAAGAAAAGAGTACTCGATGTCGGTAAAATTGGACCATGCGGAATGTGTTATGACAAGTCTGGATGGTACGATTATGGTAATCCGACTGCTTCTCCACCAGAAGCATGGTCATATTTCCAATATAGACAACAATTTGATGCAAATTCCAATAGAACTGAAGGTCCACCTTGTGTAAATGGGTGGGGTAACCCTGATAATGCAGAAATTTTACAAAATGAAGCACTTTTTGAATGGTCTTACGGTCTAAATGGTGCTGTTAAGGGTGCTGTTCCTCGATATTTGGGTTTCGAGGACATGTACGACTCCCAATTCGTCTATTATTTGTACGATACGTCGTATCCGTGGAATGGTCCGATCTATTCTATCCAATATATCCTCTCAGATGCAGCATGTTGTCCAAATGCGTTCGATAATGCGGGTTGTCCTGAGTGTATTCCGAACTATACGTACCATTCTCACTTCTATGAGATCGATCCTGACCGTTGGGAGACCACTTCTTCAAGCATAGAAGTAACAAATGGTAACTCTTGGGGTGTTGGTGAGTCATTTTGGACTGCTGGTACCGATACTCCGCGTCTATTATTCCGTTATACATCGACTACTGGGTCGTTTAAGCGTGGTGAAAAGATAAATGGATGGTTAATTAATGAAGTTCGCTACTTTGGTGACCAACAAAAGTGTGGTTTTATGGAGTTAGCGGAAGAAGATGCAGATAATCATACTCCTGTACCCTTTGTTTTCATGCAAGAGTACACTTCTGAGGATGGTGCTACTGCTGTTGCGCTAGCTGGATACGGTATTGGAGACAAAGTTGCCTTCTTTGGTACCTATGAATTCAGAAAAAGGATCACTTATTACCGAGTAGAGATCAATGAGGACGCATTGGTCGCTCAAAGAACACTTGATGAAGCAAAATTAGAAGCAGTTATCAACTCTAACGGTGAATTAGCAAGTGTAAAAATCATAAATGCGGGCAAAGGATACAAAGCGGGCAACATTCAACTCAGTGTTTCCTCTCCAGGAGTCATGGAAGAGTTCTCTGGTGGTGATTTAGCGTCCGAAATGTACAACCAAACACCTAGTGGTGCACCAACTGTACCTAGTTACCCCTCTGCAACCAAGGTTCAGGGGTATGATGCGGAGACTCAACGTGATTATGACATCCAAATGCACAATACAATTGAGAAAGGTGCGAACACATTAGCAGAAGAGGATGCAAAAACAGCAGGTCGCGTCGTTTATAACAGAGGTAAGGCAACTACACAGAAGCAAGCAAAGGTAGAAATAGGTGAATTGGATGAATTGGGTTCTATCTTAAGTGTATATGTTATTGATCCTGGTATGGGATACACTAAAGATCACCCACCATACGTTGCTGTAGTCGTTCCTGACAAGGTTACACGTGGTTTTGATGGTCAAGATGTTGATGGGTACAATCCATCCAAGGCAGGATCCTTTAAAAACGTCACACAGTACACTGATAATGAAGGATTCAGTATAGATGAGACCTTCAAAACTGGATTTGATGCAATTCATGAGGGTACTCAGGTTCATATACCTGAAGGATACCTCAAAATTACTGATTTAGAGGACACAGATAAGACAACTTTGTGTCAAGACCTTCCTGCTGCGTGTTTACAGCACAGTTTTCCTGGAATTATATCTGATGCACTCCCCAAAGATGATAATTTTAAGGAAATAGTCAAATATTCTGACGCAATTGGTGATTATTATCAAGAACTTTGGCCAGATGTCGTCTCTACATCGAAAACTGCCGATAGAGAGGTCATACAAAGGGGTGGATTGTACGGATTTAACAATGGAAAGAGGTGTATAGAACTTCCACAACCAAAAGCATACACCGCAAGTAGGTTTTTTGACATTCCTTGTACCTATAAGGGTATTTCTGAACCACTTGACCCAGATGTTGAACCCGAACCAACTGCCTTTGGATGGATGATACACAAATATTGTGCTTCAAAGGAGGATAATGCCAGCTTTAATGTTTCGATGACCTTAGAAGGGCATACAACGGGGTCTCAAGGGCAAGATTTCATGGATTTCCTTCGCAATAATATGCCAGCAGCGAAATTAACTCCTACAAGGACTGTTCCTACTGGTGAAAAGACTTGGCATTGTCATAGAGGACCAATTGATGGACGTTGTTATAGGGATCCTAACAGTTCTGGTATGGTTTTTGTTCCTGTTGGTTTAGATGAAAACACTTTTGACTATAATCGCTCAGGTTATACAGAATTAGAACAATTACAACATTGGGCTGGTCAAAATATAACTACAAGTAGCGGACAAGCAACATGGACAGCACACGCTGATCCAGAAGTTCCAGGATCGGGTACAGAACATACGTTTGATTATACTCAGATTAATGTAGCAGCATTTGTTAGTGGTGCGCCACCTAATCTTTGTTGGGATTCATTTGTACGTGATGTAAATGCTGCTGACGGACCTTTAAACGTTTATTGCGGATATGATATTGATGGTAATCCTTTAGATGGTCAAACTTATGGTGATACAAGCGAATTATTCAATGCTTGCGTAGCCTTGAACTTAGTTTTGGACTCAGCCATCGCAGTTCAACCTGGAAGACAAACAGGAACGAACAAAATGGTCATGGGACCGTACAAAGGTGAGATGAGAGTCCGTAATTATTTGACAGGAGCGACACAAACATACGCAAAAGCGGTTCAATACCTAAGTAATCCGTACTTCTCTGAATGTGAGACGGATATAGGTGACATTATTGGGAATGGTTTCTAATGGCATATGGATTTTTAAAACCAGTAGCAGCGCATAACGCATTACCTTGTAGTGGTCATGGATTATGCTTACCTCCTACTGTCCATAGTCATCAAAGTTGTGGTACACCCCCTATTCCTTATACTATCAAGGTAAAGGAGTTTACATGTTGGTGGCCACCTCTTCCAACAGTGCCATTGACACCATTAACGCCACTTAGGGCAACTGTGTTGGTTCATTTCATCCCAATCATGCTTTTGGGTGATACATTTATACCACACCCTAGTCCTTGTACTAATATTATTGTTTATTGGTGCCCATGTGGTAAAACTACGTGTCCAGTACCAACTCCTATCGTTTGTTCCCTTTTGACAATTGAGGATGCTGGTGGAATTGGTCATCCAAGGACATTATTTACAACGACTCTAACAGTATTTGCTCTTAAACTGCCAATTGGCAGAATTCTCGATCCTTTGGGTCTAGGATTTCCAGGATTGTCGTATCCATGCTCTTCTGTGATTGCATGGGGTTCTGCAACAGTCTTGGCTTCGTGATATAATTAGTATTAGTCAATTATTAGATTATGGCAAAGGCAAAAGGTGGTGGATGGAGTACTACATCGTACGTTCCTTCTCAACCGAAGAAAACCCGACAAGGAAATGGCAAAAATACCAAATATGCTGCTACTTCTCGGAATCATGCTAGAAAACAGTATAGAGGTCAGGGGTGACATACCAAGCACTTCATTCTTTACTGCATATAAAGGATAGTCCTATTGCAGGTCAAGGATTATTTGCGCGAGAGGACATACCAAAGGGAATGCACCTAGGTATGTCCCATCTCATCGTAGATGAGGTCATATATAGAACACCTCTAGGTGGATTTATCAATCATAGTGATGATCCTAATTGTGTGAAGTGGATTGAAGACGATAAGTACTTTATCAAGACAATTAAGCACATCCATAAGGACGAAGAACTCTTCCTTAAGTATACTTTCTACGAAGTGTGATAAATAAATGATAAAGCGCGAAATAAATGCCAGCCTACAGATTTCGATCAGAAAAATTCTTGAGTCGAGGGTTTAAAGACCTGGCAATTTCGTTTGCTTCAAATCCTAACACCAAAGATTTTGGTATTGTGAAAAATGAAAATGCTATAAAGCAATCAATTCAAAATTTGATGTTGACTACGTTTGGTGAACGACCATTTCAACCAAATATAGGATCAAGGATAAAAGGACTTCTGTTTGAACCATTTGATCCGTTCATGTCAGAAGAAATGAGAACTGAAATTTATAATGTGATTGACAGACTTGAACCAAGAGTTGAAGTCGATGATATTCGTATTGATGTTCAAGAAGACACCAACGAATTAAATATTGCTATTGATTATCGTATTACTGGTCAAACAATACAACAAACCATCGATTTTCTCTTAGAGAAGACTTAAAATGCCTGCTGTACCGTCACAACTTACTTCACTGGATTTCTTTGAAATTAAGGAATCTATCAAGTCATATCTTAGAACACGCTCCGAATTTACGGATTACGACTTCGAAGGATCGAGTGCCGCGTACCTGATTGATGTTTTAGCATATAACACATATTATAGCGCATTCAACGCAAATATGGCGTTGAACGAAACATTTCTTGAGTCTGCTACCGTAAGAGATAATATTGTTCGTATTGCGAAGCAATTAAATTATACACCACGCTCCATTAAAGCGGCAAGAGCATGTGTAGCAATAAATGTACAAACCTCTGCTGTTGGTGGTGGTACTAACTTCCCCGCAACTGTTACTCTAAAGGCAGGGGATGTTTTTGTGTCTAGAAACCTAGTTGATACCTTTGTTTTCTGTGTAAGGAACGATGTACAGGTTTCAGTCAATCCTACAACAGGTTTAGCAGAATTTAGTAAACTTATTTTCAATCAGGGTAATCTACTTAACTTCGAATATACAGTAGATGACACAAAAGAGCAAGAATTCATTATTCCATCAGAGAATGTTGATACTGAACTCCTTAGAGTCCAAGTTAGACCCAATGTTCAGTCTGATGAGGTTGACGTATACTCACCAGTAGGAAATGCGGTTAACTTAGACGGAAGTAGTCGTATTTTCTTCTTAGAAGAAGTTGACGATCTTCGTTATAAGGTTATATTCGGTGATGGCGTATTAGGACGCAAATTAGTTGATGGTGAGGTAGTAGATTTACAATATGTCCGCACTGTTGGAGAAGATGCGAATGGATGTAATGACTTTGCGTTCACTGGATTGATTATTGACTCAGAAGGACGTCCTATACCTCCACAGAACATCATTGTAACGACCATAGACGCCGCACAAGATGGTGAATCAAGGGAAACACCCCTAAGCATTAAATTCAATGCTCCTAGAGCGTATGCTACTCAGAACCGTGCTGTAACAGAAGCGGATTATGAGTATATCGTTTCTACCATCTATCCGCAAGCTGCATCTATAACCGCGTACGGTGGAGAGAAGTTAAGTCCACCTATTTACGGAAAAGTATTCATTGCAATTCGTTCTAAAGCAGGAACGAAACTTAATGCAACAACAAAAACCCAAATAAAGAACAATCTGCTGAAATATTCGATGGCATCCATCGAACCAGTCATTACAGACCCAGTTTCCTACTACATCATGCCTAAATCTTGGGTTTACTATGATGGGAACAAAACCAATAAGGGTAGTTCCGAACTTGAAACAGATCTTCTTCGAAATATTGATAAATTCAATGAAGCAGGTCAAACCAATAGATTTGGTGATCGTATCGAGGGTTCTAAGTATACATCAATGCTTGATAACACCGATGATTCAATTTCTGGTAGTGTTACTCAAATGACAGTTGGTCAAAACTTAGAAAACTTTGTTTTTGGTAGTGTATTTACTGAATGTATAGATTTTGGTAATCCACTACATGATCCTAATGAGCATTCTGGTTCACCTAGTGGAGGAGATCCAACTGGTGTAACTTGTGCACCTTCTTATTCTAGTGTCAAGTCTGGAACGTTCTATGCGACTGGATATACTGCCAGATTGGTTGATGTATTATCAGAAGGGGTATCTACATCTCAATTGTCATCTAGTTTGACATCTTCAGACACAGAAACATTAGTACCAGTAAATATTCGCGATAATGGACGTGGAACCTTACTATTGGTCACTACA